AACGGTTCGGGTTGCTTAACTCTCATTCTTTGCCCGCTTCGTTTACATAGCCAAACAATGCGTCCAAATCGTCCTTTGCGCCTTTTACGCAAATTCGTACCCTATCGCCGCCCGCTAATGCGGCTTCGACAATCTCGCAATTATACCGGGGGGCGTTTATCTGTATCATTGCCGCCGTGGTATTCGTTACAAACTCGTGTCTTTCTTCCATGCTCTCGGATTTTTGAAGTAAATAAAATGTTTCCGTTGGTTCGTTCTCGCTTTGGCACGCCCCCAACAAAAGCGTTGCCAAAGATAACAATAAAATCTTTGCTTTCATCGTTTTACCTTTCTTTTAATCCATATAAACCGTATGCCAATGCCGACAAACAATATTTTCGCCTCAATGTCAACGTAACGGTCGTAACCGTTGACCGCATCCACGGACACGCCGGGAATAATAAACCAATTCTTATACTTCCAATATTCCCAGACGTAAACAGACACGCCAACCCGTCCGGCATGGAACCCAATTTGCGCCGTATGTACGTCGCCATTGTTGCGGATAATTCCAACTTGTTTTTTACTCATATCTCCAAATATATTTTTTATAATGTTTTAAACGTCCCTTACAGCAACTAATAATATTTCCATGATTAAAACCGCATCTTTGCGCATCATGTATGCAATCCCATTTCTTTATAAAATTACCCTCTAAATCATATTGATAAACGGGTTTTGCATTGTGATTATCTTTTCCGGTTTTCTTAAACCATGTATTTACTTTCTTCATGGTTTCACGTTTATTATTAATTGCTTTTTGATAATTCAAATTTTGCTTTCTCGTACACCAACGTAAATTAGTTGCATCGTTATTGGCTCGGTTGCCGTCGATATGGTCTATTTCCGGCAAATTGTCCGGGTTAGGAATGAAAGCCGCCGCAACTAATCTATGAACGAAATATGTTTTGTTTTTACCATTATCTGATAGTATTACCCGCATATATCCGTTTTTACTAATAGATTGCTTTCGTATCGCACTTTTACCCGTTCCCCGATAATTTACAGACTTTATATTACCTTTGTCTGAAACTTCATAATTAGCGTTTATAAACTTCCAATTTTCCATCTTTTTTTTGCAAAGATAATATTAAACCATAATACAACAAACTAATACGTTTTTTATTTTATTGTAAGCCTCTTTATCCAATACCATAACTTTAGGATATTCGACAATACAACCTTTTGTATATACGAGATTATAGATACCCAATTGCCCCTTAATCGGAAATTCAATAACCCGGCGGGGGTTGCGCATCAACCACCCGTACCCCTTTGTTATTTTCGCCCTCTTTTCCTTTGGAATCCGGGTGTTTTCCCAATCCTCCGGCGTAAACTCTTTTATCGGCTTTACGTCGTACAACTCAACCAATCCCAAAGTAACGCCGCTTTCCATTCCCGGATAAACCGGGGACGCTGCGGAACATATCAGCACGTCGCCACGGTATGACGTGTTTTTGCTCCGAACTTCAATTGTCTTTTTCCCGTAAACAATACCGTTTTCGTCCTTGTACGCCTCCGTTACCAAATCATTTGCGTATGGCTGTTTTACGGTCAACGCACGCCAACGGTCGTGCTTTTCCGGGTTGTAATCCTTATTGCTGTACTGCATATTTACTTTTTATTTTCGGGTTCCTCGGTTTCGTCGTCGGGTTCCGGGTAATGGATAAATCCAATTTGCCGGACGTTTTGGATTGGCTCGTAAATGATAACGACAACATCGCCGTCCGTCCTTACTCCGACCAATCGGCAATCGGCGGGAACCTCAACCCGTATTTCACTTTTCATTGTTAAACAAATCCCAATTAACAGGGACACAATACCCCGGCAATTCTCCCCGGTCAATCCCCAACGGATTAACAATACTATCTTTCCAATAGATACGGGGTTGTTCCGGGCGTCCCTCCCAATGTTCCGTAATTGTGTCGTAAATCAATCGTATTTCCCGTTTCGGATATTTGCCGCCGCTCTGCAACCCGATTTTATACAGGTCAACGAACGGATACGACAATTTGATTATCCCAATTGCCCGGTCGTACATTCCCGGCGGGATTGGCTCCACGCTTGCAAATGTGCGGAACCCGTGGCGTTTTGCCCGTGCCAACACATTAACCCGCATCGTATTTGGGTCGGCGTTCGGCTCCAATTCGTCGCAACCTGTCAACGTTGCGCCCAAAGCGATACGGGACACGTCCCAACCCTCGGACGCCTCGGCAAAATCAATGAAGCGGTTCAACCCCTCGGCGCATTTGCTCAATATCTTAACCGGGACGCCGTGGCGTTGGCATACGCCGACCGCTTGACGGGTCAACCGTTCCGTTTCCGGCAACAACGGGTCGGTCGTGAACGAAAAGAATAACCCCGTTTTCTGCAATTCCTCCTTATGCGCCAACAATTCGTTTTTGAAAATATCCAAAGCGTATGGATATTCCTGCAACGTCTTTTTCAACTCCGGGCGACTGCCTCCCAATACCTTTGCGCCACGACCTTTGCGCAAATAACAGTAAGTACAACCGTTGGAACAACCGACAAAGAAATTGGCGGCGTTCTCGGCGTATTCCCCGGCTTTACCTTTTGGGCTGTAAATAACCCGTCCGTTTATCGCTCCCATATCGTCCACGGCTTAAAATGGTAAATCGTCGTTTCCGTCGGGGGCGGGTGCATCCGGCACGGGCGGCGGCGGTACTTGCGCCCCGGCTCCGGTCGCTTTCGGGGTTAACATTTCCATATCGGTTGCGACTATCTCGGTAACATACCGTTTGACGCCTTGCGAATCGTCATAACTCCGGGTTCTCAATTCGCCCTCAATATACAGTTTGTCGCCCTTTTTGACGTACTGGTTGGCGACCTTTGCCAACCCGTTTTGCAATACTACGTTATGCCATTCGGTACGCTCCGGGATTTGCCGCCCGTCCTTTGCGGTATAACCTCGTTTCGTGGTTGCCAACGAAAAGGTCGCCACGCAACCCCCGTTGTCGAACTCCCTAAAATCCGGGGCTTTCCCGGTATGTCCCATCAAAATAACCTTGTTTACACTCATACAAAAAACGCTTTAATTATCCAAACAATGATACTATACAACGCCCACATATAAGACGCAACCGTTAACGTCACGAACGTGTATAACGCAATTTTATATCCGGTTTTTGATTTTATTTTCATGTCACTTGAATTTTACGCAATCTAACAAATATTGTTTCTTATTGTCCGACCATCCGGCGGCATGGTTTATCGCTTTTCGGTCGTCGTCGTGTACGAACTCACAAACCCAACCGCCGACGCTTGATTTTTGAACTAATCGAACCAATTTACCAACAATGAAAGAACGCAATTTGTAATAACCTGAATTTTCGCCAACAAACAAAACCCGTCTTTCTGCATTTATTTCGGGCGGATTTTCGATTTGCGGGCGTTTCTCCCTCTCCGGGTATGTTTGTACCCGTCTGAAATCATTTTTGATTGAACGGCGGGAAATTGCCCCGTAATCGGGTGTTCTCTTTTTTGTTCTCATTTCTTATAATTCGAATTTCGTTCTCCTATTTTAGAAACTGCAACCCGTTTCCGGGTTATTGGATTATTGGCATTTTGTTTCCGGGTACTCCAACGTAAGTTGTCCGCATGATTATTGGCTCTGTCGCCGTCGATATGGTCGATTTCCGGCAAATTATCCGGGTTCGGAATAAAAGCCGCCGCAACTAATCTATGTAACCGAAACGTTTTGCGTTTTTGATTGACACATAAAACAACGCCTTTGTATCCCTCTTTATCGGTATGCGGTTTCAATATGCGCCCTTTTTTATGGTGGCAATTCTGTAACCTACCGTTTATAATCATATCATTAGAACGAACACGCCCGTAATTGCTGACCTCGTAACGTTCGTTATATCCGTGTATCTCTTTCCAAACTTCCATACTCTTTTTTTATTAACTCCATCGTCCGAACATTTCCGGGAAATATTCGCATTTTACTTTTATCTCCGTTTTCCCATTGGCTATGGTGTTCAAAGCAAAGTATATTTATATTCCTTGCATCGTGCGCCGCCTCCGGGTATGCCCCACGGGTCAATATATGCGAACAATATACGGCGGAATAGTTGTGCAATGGCTTCAAACATTCTTCGCATTGGTGCGGTTTATGTTCCCAAACCCACCTAAAAAACCGTTCGTTTGCCTGTGGGATATTCCCACGACCAAAAACGCAATGTCCGAACAATTCCCGTTGGATTTCGACACGCAACCGAATATCCATTGTAAACCGCTTGTAATCCAATAGGGGGCAAAACCCCCTATCGGTTACAAATTGGTATTCTTCCCGGTCTGTTAGCAATATCGGTTCCATTGCTTACATATCCGCCGTTTCGTCCTCCGGGTCGTCCTCGTTAGCCGAGTCGCCGACCTCCGGGAACAATCCGCCCTCCTTTTCCGGTTCTGCGACCAAACCCGGTGCGGGTTCGCCGTCAGCCCCGAACAATTCCAATTGCGCCTTTTTGCCTTTGAACAAAAATGCGTAAACCTCGTTTTCAATGTCCGCAACGATTTCTTCCAATTCCTCCTCAAAACCGAACGTTTCCGTATTGAATTTCAGACGGGGCGAATTTATCGCCGTCTTTTGGTTATTGGATACCGTGAACAACCCCGTAAGGACGCAACCAACGTTATCATCTTGACCGGAAAGGGCTACGCCCCGAACCTCAATGTTTTTCAACATTTCGTCCGCAAAGTTACGGGCGGCGTCTTTCTGCTTTTGGTTTGCTTTCATATCCGGCGTATCCATAAGGGACAAAAACGACGTGATATTGAAAATACGCCCCATAATTGGGCGCAACCTGTCAAAGCAATTGCGCAAATCCGGGTGTATGTCCTTTGCGCTTTCGATATGGTATTTGTTCGTGTAACTCTCATTACCGACGGTTTCGGTAACTTCATAATGCACGTCCAATCCGCCGTCCTTTAACGTCTTGACTTTCGACAATACAAACGCCTTTTCGGTCGGTATCGGCATTACGTTTGCGGTTTCTTTTTTCTCGCTCATATTTTGATAATTTATTTGTTGCCGTGAACCCGCACGGCTCGGTTTTACAAATCTTCCTCAACGTATCGTTTTAACTCGGCTTGGAACAATTCCCGTTCCTCGGCTTCCGTTCGCTTTGCCATACTCTAAAAATCTGTTTCGTCCAACAAATCCTTTGTCGTCTTATTCCGGGCGACCGCCGGGCGTTGAGGCTCCGGGATTGGTTCCGGTTCCGGTACGGGTTCCCGCTTGGGGTTCCCGGTTCCGATTGGCTCCGTTACGGGGTTCGGGTCGTAAAACTCAATGCCCCCGTTTCCGGGCTTTTCCGGCTCAAATTTCGCTTTGAGTTGTTCCGCCGGGTATTCCTTTTGCTTCAACTCGATAATCCCCAATTCGACCAATTCCGGGACGCATCGGCGTAATGCCTTAACGTCCTGTAATGCGTCGTGCGCCGGGAATGTTTCGCCGGGGAACAACTTTGCAAATAATTCCTCCAATTTGGGGAATTTTCCCGGTTTGCCATTCTGATACAATGCGCCGACAAATTTAATAGTTTTCATCATTGTATCAATTCGCTTTCCCTTGTGCAATGCGTCCTCGGCTTTGGCGTCGTAATACTCTTTGCCGCAATAACGCAAAATGTTCGCTTTCAACATCGACGTATCGAAATAAATGTTGTGCGCACATACAAGCGGTGCGGCGGCGGCATCCGTCAAAAATTCGTCGATAACCTCGGCAAACGGTACACCCTCGGCAATTGCCCGTTCGGTCGTTATTCCGTGTATTGCGGTTGTTTCCGGCGGTATCTCGTAATTGTCCGGCTTAATTATAAAACTGCGTTCTTTGTCGCCGAACGCCCACGCCAATTGTACGACGTGCGGGAATTGGTTAAAATCCGCATCCCATTTCAAACCCTTTGCGGGTACTCCTGTTGTTTCGCAATCGAAAAAACAAATGTCTTTTAATTCAAATTTCATACTCTCGTTACTTTTTTATTCGTTAAATAATCGTTTTTGCCCGTCGTCGTTGGGCGTTTGCTCAACATATTTTGCCCGTGTAATCCAAACGCACCCGCAACGCAAACACTTTATCCGGCTGTAATGCTTTGGCGTGTATTCGTGGCGAATAATCCGCCAATCCGCCAACGGGTAATTCTTACGTTTTCCGTTACACTTGCAAAACATATCATTTATATTCCCATTTAAAACCAAATGCTGTTTTTAAAACTCCATTACAACAATTACTTATAGAACTACGTCCAAAACCTAAACTTCTTTCAACTTCCATTGCTGTAACCCATTCTTTTATAAAGTTACCCGATAAATCAAATTGCAAAACTGCTTTGCCTCCTTTATTTAGTTTTTACCAATATACGTATTTGGGGCTTTTAAATTATTGCTATTTTGTTTTGCTGTTACCCATCGTAAATTACTGACTTTATTATTAATTTTATTACCATCGATATGGTCTACTTCCGACATATTATTGGGGTTAGGAATAAATAATAATGATACTATTCTATGTATTACAACATTTTCTTTTCTCCCATTTTTACATAATGATACAAACAAATAACCACGCCTTAATGATTGTTTCAAAATACGTGCTTTTCGTATTCTTGTTTTATTTCCGCACTTTTCCAATCTTTCAATAGACTTAATTTGCCCATAATTGCTAACCTCATATAATCCTTTATATCCAGGTATTTCTTTCCATATTTCATTTTCCATAATCAAATTTCATTTGGGTCTGCAATATATATATAATATTCTTCACTTGCAATCTGTTTTAAAAATTCGATATGTTCTATTAATTCCGCATTGCTCAACTCTGCAATTGTCCGCAATCGGGTTTCATACTTTCCGGTGTTAATATCCGGCGTTTGCTCATACATAACCGGGGACAACTCACGCAAACGGTGTTCCGTCTGTTCCTCTGTCAGACGCTCCCCGGCTTCCCATATACCCGACCGGAACGTTGGTACAACGTAATTGAAATAATACCCTTTCAATGCCTCCGACGAACCGGGGGACGCAACGGTAAAACGGGCGATTATGCGGCTACCTTTGTGCATTGCAAAGAATTGATTTAATTCGCCCATATACATTTGCAAACCGCCGTTGTTGTTAATCATCCCCGTTGCTGTTATCTCTCTTTTTTTCATTATCCAAACATTTAACAAACAATTCTGTACTATTGTCTTTCTTTTCTTGGTCAACCAATTGTTTCATTGTAATATTAAACGCTTCGCCGCCAACTTCCAATATAAACTTTCTTTCGCTGCTTGAATATCCCTGCAACTTCTTATCCATTGCATTTGCATACAATACCGTCATTTGTCCCGGTTCAAAAACTCCTCGTTCCTGCAAACGGTCTATCGGGTGCCGCTTCAATGGTGCGTCCGCCATCATTCCGTCTTTTCTGCGGGTGTTTTCCAAATCGGAAATAACCACTTTCAGATTATTATAAAAAGCGGGTGTTTTCAACACGTCCGCAATTGTCATTTCTTTAACTTCCATATTGTTTTGTTTAAGGGACGCCGGGGAACCGACGCCCCGGTTAATTACTCGCTTTCTGTGTATTCCTCAATAATCAAATCGTCCTGCCCTCTTTTAACTTCTTCAATGAATCCTTGGAACCCGTTTTTCTTGGCAATATCAATAATTGCTTGCAATCTCTTTTCGCCCAAACTTTCGCCCCTCGCAATGCGGAATACTTTCACGGTTGGGTTACTTGCTATAATCAGTTTTGCGGCAACCTCCATTATCTGCGAATCTGAAACCTTTCCGGCGACAAATGGGACGTCATTTAATACTAACCCATCATCACTAAACGAAAGCCCGGAAATCGGTAATTTCGCCGACGAAATAAGTTTTTCACGCTCGGCGGATAATTCCGCAATTTCTGAATCCATCTTTTCCGCTTCTGCTTTTTTGTCGTCTGCTTGTTTTTTCTTTGAAAGATAATCGGCAACCTTTGCAGCCTTTTTGTTGTGTTCCTCGGCTTCTTTCAATTGTTTTTCTGTATCGAAATTATTCGGGTTCAAAGCCTCATAATCTGTTAACCATTTTTCGGCACTTGCTATTTTTCCCTCATAATCTTTCTTTTCTTCTTCAACGACCGAAACGGTTTGTTTATACGTCTTTTCGGCTTCTTCCATTGCTTTCTTTGCCGCCTCAATTGCTTTATTGTATGAATCTTTGGCGGCTGCCAAACGTCCCGGAATCTCTGCCAATCTCCCCTTTCTTTCTTCCATACGTAAACGCACGCCCTTTGCTTTCTCAACCAACTTTGCGTTTTCCTGCTGTTCTTTCATCAGTTCCGTAATGTCCTTTGGTTTGGCATACGTTTTCAAATCCTGCGTTGTCAATCCCTGCCCGGCTGCATCTGATATTGATTTGTAGGTTTTCAAATCTCGGTTTACTCCGGTACGTTCTGTTTTAAGCCCGGCAACGGTTGTATCAATTTCGGCAATCCTTGTTCTTACTTCTTCCGGCAACAAAGACTTTACAACCTCAATTTGCTTTCTGCGTCCCTCGGCGGTTTCCGACCAACGGGAAAATTCCACGGCGTCAAAATCTGTATAACCGAAAATCTTTTGTAACATAGAAACGTTATCACTTTTCATTCCGGTTGTCTTTGATTTAATTGATAACGTGCCACGTGGGTTTGCTTTCGTGAATTTCAATTCAACCTCGTATTCCTCGCCGTCGTCGCCGACAATCATTTTTGCAAAACCTTTGCTTTCTCCATTCTTCAATACGGCGTCACGGTTCCCGGTCAACAAAGCCCCAATTGCTTTTAATACCGTTGATTTTCCCAACTCATTATCCCCGGTAATGAAATAAACATTACCGTCAAAATCTGCGTTAAACTCTTTAATTACTTGGAAATTTACCAATTCTAATTTCTTTACTATCATAATGCTCTCGGTTTGTGCCTTTCGGCGGTTAATATTATTTTTTTGTTTCTCTCATTCTTTGGTATATCATTGTTTGCACCTTAACAAATGCGTCCCGGCTTTCTTTCGCTTCCTCAACCGTGCAATCAGCAATGAAATTTTCCAAACGCTTGTATAATTCGTTCAACTCTTTGTCGCTTATTGCGTGCCGGGTTGCTCCTACTTCATCTATAAACATATCAAAACAACATTTGTATTTCAGAAATCTTATATCCTAACTCTTTTGCAATTTCTATTGCACATTCAACGTTTTCTATTCCATCAAACATCAATGTTTTTGTTTGAAAATCTATGCCATAAAATGAAACTTCATTATTATGCGCATTAATACCGTTTTTGTGAATCTCTAATAACTTCATAGTTTTATAATTTATCCGGGAACCCGCCCGGTCGGTGTTTGTCGTACTCTGAAAGATTTTGGCTTTATCACTTCATTTAATCGGTTACCGAACCATCATTTAACCCTTTGTAGATACCGTTGCTTACTTTCTACTCTTACGAACTTAATCTTTCAACAGTCTTTTTGCATTTTGGTTAGACTGTGGGGTCTTTCGTTGTTTGACACTGCAAATATACGCATAATATTTTAACTACCAAAATTTTTTCTTTTTATTTTCAAAAAAAAACAATAAACCCGGAACGTTATACATTCCGGGCATAAATCAAAATAGCCTCATTTGTTTATCTGTTATTTTAGCAACAATTGCATCAACTTCACTTTCTAATTTCTTGCAGGTCGCTAATATTTCCGGGCGACGTTGCGCAAAATATCTGCGTTGATTATGACGCAATTGTTTTGTTAATTCAATAAAATAATCAAAGGCATATTCCCATTCATAACCGTATGCAATTGAAACTTTATGTTGGCAACATCTTGTTATTAAAGAATGGTCGTAACCATATTTTTTACATGCTTCATCAATACTTTCAAAATAACCTATCAATTCCCCGTTCTTAAACTGAAACAAAGGTTTTGAATGTAAACAACATTTGCCACGTTTCCCATAAAAAGGACAATTTTCTCCACTTTTAGATAATCCAATACGTTCTTTTGTTATTGGGTTATTATTATTTTCTTTTATAGTAACCCATCTTAAATTATCAACAGAATTATTTTTTCTATTTCCGTCTATATGGTCAACGCATGGTTTACCGTCCGGGTTTGGAATAAATGCCATTGCAACAAGTCTATGAACTAAACATGTGGTTACTTTCCCTCCAATACTTAAATGAATGTGTTTATAACCGTATGTGTTTGTTTGCTGTTTCATCAACTTTCCATTTCTAAACACATTTCCGTTTATATCAATTTCATATTCTTTAAAATCCGGAATACTTATTTTTTCCGGATTTTCGATTTGCGGGGCTTTTTCTTCTTCCATGTATATTTTATCCATTTTGAAATTAAAATCGCTCTACGTGGCTAAAACAAACGTTCGTGCATGTTGCTTGGTAAATTCTGACGCACCCAACCGGGGTTGTTGCGCAAAATGTATCGTCCAAAGTGCATTATCAACGTGGCGTCGGCGTTCCACAATGTCGGTTTCAATTCCGGGTACAAATTCCCGGCAACCTCTTTGTATCTGCGTTTTCGCTCGTTCTTTTCTTCTTTTTTTCGTGTCGTCTTTGCTCGCAACTTCAATTCGTTTTGCCATTTCATAGGGTGTACCATAACAAACGGAATGTCGCAAACTGAAATGATTGCTTTCAATTGCTCAAAGTTTGCCATCATCTTTTGTATTCGGTACAATTTACCCATATTTACGCCATCGGCACCCGGCGTTACATCATCCGGGCGCACGCTCAATTTTTCCAAAAAGACAATTGGCGAACAAATGGTTTTCAGATATTCCAAATAATTACGCAAATCTGTTAAATCCTTTGGCATTTGTATTGCCTTGATATTTTGATTTGGTCGCCATGTTACAATACCGCCATTGCTTCCCGGGTCAATTCCCACTACTGCTGAAATTCTTATATTTTTTTCCATATATAACCTCCCGCTTTTGTAAAATAACCTATTACGCCAATTATAAAGCAAACAATAAATAGTTCCATGATTATTGTTTAAATAAGTTCTTAAATATAAAATATAGCACATTCACAACAATAGAATTTCCTGCCATTTTATATTGCTGTGTTTTACTTATTCCGGAATTTTGGATTTTATTTATATTTTCATCAGAAACATCCATTAAACGAAAACATTCTTTTTCAGTCAGTTTTCTAATACGAAAATATTTATTATTAATAGGTTCATACAATAAATCATCTTTTTGAACTGTTGTTATTGTATTACTTATTCCGTCTGTTCTTGGTTCTAATATAGTCATATTATGCCTACTCTCTTTAAAATCTCCATTTTCGTATGCTTTACGCATTTTCTTCCCGTATTCGGTTCGTTTAGGGGTTAAAACATTTGGTTCTAATGGTTCAATTATATAATTATCATCTAATCTATCGTTTGGGTGTGTTAGAATTGTTTTTGCTATACAATCCCCATTTGTGGGCTTAAATGTAAATCCATTCCCTTTTTCTCTTTGTATCTCATTTTTTCTTATAAACGACGACAAACAACGTTGGCTTAAATAATATCTATCATCAACATTTTCATCCAATAAATCTTTTAATTTTTTATCAGACTGAAAAGGTTTAGGGAAATCAAACCACGCATCCCCCAATATACTAACCATAAATACACGTTCTCTATTTTGAGGAACTCCAAAATTTTTTGAATTTAGTATTTGAGTAAAATTAGTATATCCCATTTCCGTTAAAAAAGAGTGCCATTTATGCAAATATGGCAAAAACTTTTTCTGTGTTAATGCTTTTACATTTTCCATTAATAGATATTTTGGGCGTTTCAATTCAATAGCCTTTTTACATTCCCATAAAAGCCCGCTTCTTGTTCCGCTTCCCTCTTCCAATCCTTTTTGTTGCCCTGCGCTTGATATGTCAGTACATGGGAAAGAATATGTAAACAAGTCAAAATCGGGAACATTTTCCCAATCTATTTTTGATATATCGCCAAAATTTCTATCCTTATATTGTGGATAAATTGCATTATGTGCCATTATCGCATATTTATCTATTTCCGACCATCCTACCAATTCATAATTAATTTTCATTCTATCTAATGCCATACATTGACTATCATAACCGCTAAATGCTGTAAATACTTTTAATGTCATATCCAAAACTTCATGTAGTTATCAACTTGCATTTCCTCGGCAATCATCCGGTCAAATGCTTTTATAATCTCTTTTTTCCGGGCAACCTCAAACGCCGTAAAATCAATTTCCGGGCTTTCGGTTCCTTTTCGGCGAACTTGAAACGCTGTATATTGGTTTATCATTCCACGGGCTACACGCTGCATATACTGGGCAAACGCTTCTTTGCGGTCGTCCTCTTTAACTTGTACATCATCAGCTAACCCGCATTTTTGCAACCATTCATACAAAAACATATCATCAGTTAGCCCCAATATTAATTTCCCGGTGTATTTGTAGCAAAGGAAAATATAACGGTTCCGCCATTGTCTTTGTATCTCAAATCTCCGGATTTGCTCCGGCGAAATTTCATTGTTTTTTTCCGGTATAGCTTTGTATGCTTTGTCAATTACATCTGTCTGCTTTTGCTTGTATGCTTTCAGAATCTTTGAAAGATAATCCGCATTGAATTGCTGATAATGATTTTTATCCGGGTTCCCGTGTTTATCTTTCGGCAAAAATTCGTCTAATTCCCCGGTCGTCGCCAACTCAAAAGCTATCTTAATATCCGCCAACGTCATATCAGAGTGATAACGTTTCAGAATATCCAACAACCGGGATTGTATATAATTCCAATCATTTTCATTCTGTGGTATTATATAACCAACGTCCATTGCTATACGCTTAAACAACAACGAAAGATTTTCAACTAATTTTGCATCGTCAATTTCCGCAATTGGTGTTTTTGTTGACGCTGCGAAAACATATTTTTCAACTGGGTTTAATGCTTTGGCAACCTCCGGCAATTGCATCATTCTACGGCGTACTTCAATGGCTTTTGTTCCGGGCTTGGTATTATATATTTCTAAAGCCGTATTTTCTTTTTTTTCAATAGCTCCCATATCAATCAAAATCATTGTTTAAATACTTCATCATATCCGCAATTTCTTTGCTGCTTTGCTGCTCTGTCTTTACGGAACGTTTCATTTTTTCCCATTTTTCGTATTTTTCGGGGGTTGAATCATATTCTAACGCCGCCCAACCTTTTGAAATGCTTTCTTTTATCAGAATCAGCGCAAATTCTTCCGGGTATTTACTCAAACCATTTAAGTTTGCTTGTATCGCTGAAAAACTCTTTTGCGACGTTCTCCATTTCGGTTGACACATCAAAATATAAAAGTTCCGTTTAAATTCATCGCTATCAAATGGGAATACAAGTTTTGCAAAGTAATTATCAACTTTATCAATTACTTGTTTTCTGACGTCCAACAATTCCGGGGTAAACCCATAAACAATACTTGCTTTAACTGTTTTTTCTTCGTTTGAAAAATTGTCTTGTGAAAATCCGTTTGGATTTTCTTTTGAGGCTTTAGCCTCTTTCTCCATAGTATTATTAATATTATTATTATTAATATTATAGTCTTGTAGTCCGTTTTCGGACTGATTAAAGTCCGTTTTCGGACTGTTGTTTAGTCCGTTTTCGGACTGCTGTATATTAATATTATAGTCTTGTAGTCCGTTTTCGGACTGATTAAAGTCCGTTTCGCTTCTGTTCCATGTTTTACATTTTTCTGTAAATCTTAGATACTTTGCTTTCCCAAAAGAACTCAACTCAACAAATCCTCTGTCTGCAAGTTCTTTAATGTTTTTGTAAACTCTTTTAGGGATTGAAAAAAGCAACGGAAAATCATCTACCATTTTTGTTTCCGAATATTGATACCAAACAATGCCATCAACCGTAATTGTATTAGTCCACGTTGGCAATGTCATACACGCTGCAAGCGTTGTTGTTTGAACAATAGTCAGTTCATTTGCAACGGCGAATCTTTGGTCAATCAAAATATTGTAAGTCATAATTAAAAAAGAAAAGCCCCAATTAGAGCCGTTACACATCTAAAAGGGGCTTTGTAGCTAATTAGCAAATATCTTTCAATCGGTAACGGTCGATTGTTTTACGCCACAAATATAATACTTTTTTTTTATTCCAACAACTGTACGGGCTTAAATGCTTCTTTTACCGCAAACAAATTTCCCTCACTTTCGTTTGGAACAATCGTAACAACCGGATAACGGGAACGGTCGCCGGGCTTTTGAGAAACTGCAAATTGTACATTCATATCAAAGATAATTCCTTTTACAAATCCCTTTTCTTGCAATATTGCGTCGAATGTATCACGGATATTGGGTATTGTTGACGCTGTCCCCTTTGTCGTAAACTGCCAAACTCCGCCAACGCCACGCACCAACGGAATAATGAAAGTTACGGTTAACGTTACAATCCATCCGTCGCCGCCGTTTAATACGGCACGGTTGGGGTGCTTTTCCGCAACCCCCGCCATCAAATTGGGATAATCCTTTGTACTATATTGACAATATTGTTTTCCGTTCCATACAAAGAACGTTTCCCCGTCGCCGTATGCTATGCGTCGCCCGTCGTCGTCCCGGTATTCGTACATTTCATTGCAAACCTTTTCCGGGGCGTCGTCCGGGAAAACAATCTGTATTGTTTGCGGTTTCTCGCCGTATGCTTTCGTAAACAATCCTGCATACTTTCCGGTTGGTATAAAATAATTAACGCTTTTTGGGTATTCTTTGCCGTTTGCCGCCTTTTCCTTGTACCCTACTTTGATAAACCCCACACGTGGCAAAACAACACGTTGTATGCCGGTGGTTGGTCTGTTTATGTTTATACGTCCTTTCATAATCAAATATCAATTTCAGTATTCAACAAATCTTTCTTTGTCACGGGTTCCGGCTTTTTAGGCTGTTTTTCTTCGATTTTAGCCACTTTTTCTTTTTTTGGTGTAATTGTACGTTTTGCGGTTTTCTTTTCCTTGACGGGCTTGTTTTCCGCCGTTTTTGCCGTTTTTCGTGTGGTTCTCTTTACGGTCTTGGTTTTCTTTTCCTCCGGTTCCGGTTGTGGTTCGGGTTCCGGGTCTTTCTTCAAATCCTCAACGGTAACGGCTTTTTCCGGTTCCGGCTTTTTCTTTTCCGCCGGGGCTTTGCTTTTAACAAGTTCCGCCAACGTCAGCGAAACAATATTGTTTGTCAAATCCGGTTCGTTATCCAATGATATTTTCCCGGAAACCGCCGTAAATGTATTATCCCGTTTTTCGTCCTCAATTGCTGCCAACTCCAAAAGATACGGGATTTTCTTTGCGTTCGGGCTGTCTGTTTGGTCTTTCAAATTGTACGTCGGTTTCTTTCGCCAATCTTTCGGGCTGAAATTGAAAACACGGTCAATCGGAATATCCGGGAAATTTTCGTTCCACATCATCGCATATAAATGCAACTGAATTTCCGCTTCTTCGTAAAATCCTTTGCGCCCGCTTTTGAAATCCACAATTGCGTTTATGTATTCTTTTGAACCGGGCTTTGATAACATCGTACACGGTAAATCAATCATTCCGGCGTAATTATGAACGGGGTGTACCAACGCAATTTCAACGGCTAACGGTCGTACATCATAATCCGATACGAATTGCGCAAACGCCAATACGTCCTTTTTCAAATCGTCGGCGTAATAAATGAAATCGGCTGGCAATTTGTTGTTATCAATATAATCTTTTAATTTGGCTTTCAGTCCGTCCAAATCATAAACCCGGTTAATTATAAGTTCCTCAAATTGGGCGTGCATAAATGTACCATACGCCGCCCGTTCTGCTTTGTATCGTTCCGCCTCGTCAATACCTTTGTCGGCAATCCATTTAATCAGAAATTCCGATTTTGGCATTGTCTGCGATAATATGGTTGTAACTGACGGATAAAATTCCGGGGTTCCGTTGTCGTCAAACTTGTAATAATATCGGTGTCCTTTGCTGTTTAGCTGCCATACTTTATACGGCGGTTCGATTAATGCGCCATCAAAGAACATTGCCGTCATTTCCTCAACCGTCATGCCCGGCACAATTTCAAAAGCCCCGGCGGGCTGTTCTATTTCGACGGCATCCAATCCGGGGACAATCTGTTGTTCATCGTTTATTTCCGGGAATTTATCGGCGGGCAATTGTCCCATTGCTTCCGCCAACTTCTTAACCGCATTTACTGCGTTACCCATTGTGTTTGCAATACTTTTTTCCGGGTTTTCCGGCTGTTTCTTTTTCGCTCTCATGTTATTTGCTCTTTAATTCGTTAAACAATACATAAACCATTAATCCACACATTGCAGAAAACAAAAAATGGATATAATTCCAAAATCCGGCAATAAAACATATTACTCCGAAAATGCTAAATATCATTGCAAAAACCTTTGCTTGCCACGCATCGGAAAAGAAAACATCAACCATCTTTTCCATTTTTTCGATAAACTTCTTTTTCATGGTTTTAATCCTCCATTCCAAACAGATAATCGGCGGAACAACCGCACATTTCGCAAATTATTACTACCCATTCCGGAACAATCCTTTTGGTTGTCCCGTTGCAAAGATTTGTCATATTTACCTGCTGTGCGCTCTCGCTTGCACCCTCAAAAAGACGGGCGGCAATGTCTTTTTTCAAAACCTTTTTTCCGTTCGCCTCGGAACGGGCGATTGCTTCGTTTACTCTTAATCTCAATGCCATAACTTAAATTTTTTTGTTAATAACTTGGTTCGTTGCTCTCTTTGTATCCGCAATTGCGGCACGTTTTTTCCTCCCAAATCGGGCTATATTCCGGCGGGGTCAAATATCCGTCGCCTCCGGTACGTCTATACTCGCCGTCTGTAACCTCCATTTCCCCGCCACACTCCGGGCAATCATCGTCGCCAATCAATACACATTCCAACAGGGCGTCCAAATGGACGGAACGAACCGGGTAAATACCAATTGCCCGGATAACGTCCACCATTTCCACAACGGTAACATCCCGTTCGTAACAATCGGCGACCGGGAACCCCCAATTGTCGCTTATGTTCTCGATAATCTGTTTGTTGATTAACTCCGTAACGATTGTTTCGGATACTTGGTTGGCTGTTTTCTCGCTTTCGGTCGCCAACATCTTTAATTGCTCACTTTCTTTTATTTTCATATCATTTCCCGGTATCCCTCCGGGTAGGCTGTTAATCTTTTGTTCTGCAAAGGTAGAAAGATTTTTTTAATTACCAAAAATATAATCTTTGTTTTGCGAAATCATTTTTGCCGGGTGCGTGAAATATCCGATTTTTAACCTACCTTTGCAATACCGCATTACCAAAAATCGCTCTCGGTTACTGCGTACCGAACCCCCGGCGTATCTGTTACGTCCGGGGGTTCATCTTTTCCAACGCCATTTGCGCCGCACAATAACAAAATCGGTATATATCGCCATAATATCCCGTTTGGTCGGTTATTTCCTCAATAACGCCCGCCGGATATTCCCCAAACGCCACATATTCGTATTGCGTTGGGTCTACCCCAATGCGAACTCAAACGTAATGTCAATATATTTGTTCCCGACCCGGTTAAATGCGTGGTCGATTGGTATAAATACGTTCGTTTTGCCCTCAACGTATTGCACCCGGTCGTTTTATTAACATGGCACAAAGATAGGGCATTTTATTTTAACTACCAAAAGAATTTTCTTTTATTTTCGATTTGCGGACAAAAAACGGTTCTTTTGGCTCCCCGCAAAGTTATTTTTGGCGAATTTTCATTTTAAGCCACTTTATTTGCCGGGGTGGGTACTTTATCCATTCAAACAAAATAATCGAAATACGGGGCTAAAAACGGGCAAAAACAAAAACGGGGTTGCAACGCTTGGTTACAATCCCTTGTTATGCCTATTATATGTATTCCCAATTATAACCCTTATGTTTTTTCATACGCCCTTTACAACATCGAATTATCAATGTATCGTTAAACCCATCTTGTTTGGCTAAATGGATAGATTGGTATATTTTAAGACAAACCCCGTTTTTCATCATTCTAACAGGTTTTGAATTTGGATGCAATACGCCCTTTTTACCTTGCATATTTTTAGCGTTGTTTTCGCTCAATCGTTTTTTAGTAATAGGATTGTTGTTATTTTCCAGATATGTAACCCAACGCAAATTGTCCGCATGGTTATTGGCTCGGTCGCCGTCGATATGGTCGATACATGGTTTGTTGTCCGGGTTCGGAATGAAAGCCGCCGCAACTAATCTATGTAATCGAAACGTTTTGCGCATCCCATTACATAAAGCAACGGTTTTATATCTATTCCCCGAACCACTTGTTTTCAACACTAATTGTTTCTTAACGGATTTTACACGCCCGTAATTACTCACTTTATACAACCCTATATATCCGGGTACATCTTTCCAAATTTCCATTATACAACCATTTAAGTAAGCAACCAAAAAAAAGGAAACGGGGAAAAGTGGTTGCATCTTTTTTCATCCGGTAGCTACTCCGAACTATCCCCGTTTGCCGCAAATATAGTTATTTTTCGATTGTTATAACCTCAAACCCAGTAATTTTTGTATGTGGATTTTTTGAAACAATGTCAAATTCACGATTTTTTATCCGTTTTGTTTTCCATAAAAAACCTAACCAACGCTTATATTGCACAGTTTCCGTTATTAAGAGGCTATCTCGTGTTATAATTTTGCCCGAAAACGTATTATTTATAATACATCCGTCAAAGTCAACCCATTTGTCGGAATACTCAATACAACGTAAAACGGTCGTAACCGTATCGCCGGGCAAATATACAACACTATCCCGGACGGTTGCCCGCAATTCGTTGATTGTTTCCATTTGGGTTGTTGTAACCCGTTCCAAATCCCGGTTCTTTGCCTGCAACGTCTTTATCAACGCCAAATCGTCCGCCCGGTACTTTTTGTATTCCGCCAATGACAACTCCAAATTCCCGACTTTGATTGCGTTCAAACTGTCTTTCGTTTGGTACGTCTTGACGTCCTGCAATAGTATTTCGGTATTGCTCCGGTATTTGTCCCGTTCGTCCGTCAGACGCTTAATTTTGGCGTGTTGTACCCAAAGGGCGGCGGCAACCGCCAAAATGATTGCCGCCCAAATCAAATACTTTTTCATAACGTCAATACCCTTTTAATTGCGGCGACGTGCATATTGGCGATACGTTCCCGCCCGTCCTCGCTCATTATGAAACGGCAATCTTTTTCGGTATCCATGAAAAAGTTTTCAGATAATACCGCCGGGCAAACCGTATGTTTCAGAATGTAAAATTGGTTTTCTTTGTCCGGGTCGCCGTCGGTATGGTCTAAGCGTATTTTCCAACCATCCGGGGCAAACTCTTTTTCCGCCTCATTACAAAGTACGGTTGCGATTGCATCCGCTTTCGTTTGTCCTACGCTGGTATAACATTCCCACCCGGTGCCGCCTCCGGCGTTCCCGTGAACGCTAAACAAAACGGCGTTGTTTCCGCAATCCGCATGGATAACGTTTGCACGTCGGCAACGTTCCGGTAATGATACGTCGTTGTCCTCCGGTACCAAAATTTCAAACTTTATTCCCTCCGCTTTCAACATCGCCGCAATACGGCGTACAATATCACGGTTAAACTCCCATTCTAACAATTGGGAACCGTCGCCCCAAATGGGTGAACGTTTCCCGGCACAATCCACGCCGTGACCTCCATCAAGAATAATTACTTTCTGTTTCATAACTCCATTTAAATTTTTTATATGTTTTTCTTTCGCCTCTGCATACCCTTGCAATACAACTATAACTAAAATCGTTTTTTCTTGCTGCTTGGTGTACGCTGTTATATTTAGCCACAATGTTATTTTTCATGTCATATTGAATTACTGCTTTTGCGTCCGGGCTTTTCCCCTCAAACAATGGATTTTCTTTCCCTTTTATTCTTGGTATATTACGTATTTTTTCCTTTGTAATTGGGTTATTCATGTTCATAGAATGTGTACACCAACGCAAATTTGAAAATTTATTATTTGCCCTATCCGTGTCTATATGGTCTATTTCGGGATAATTGTTTGGATTTGGTATAAACATTTTTGCAACTAATACATGAACCGGGAAACGCCTTGCAATTCCTTTATGATTTAATTCTATAATTTTATAACCTTTTACTTTACGTTGTTTCAACACTTTTTCTTTTGCTGTAACAACATACTTGTTACAAATAATATAACTTTTAGGCAAAGACTTTACACGCCCATAATTACTAACTTGATATATCCCTGCATATCCGGGAACATCTTTCCAAATCTCATTTTCCATAATTGCCAACTTTTAAGAACTGCCAACAAATAAGAAACGGGGACGGGCTGTTGGCTTGCCCTTTCGGCCGGTTAATTACTCCGCCTATCCCCGTTGCAAATATAATTATTTATTTACTCATTTTCGTTTTCTCCTTTCTTTTTATTGTTTTTGTCGGGGTCGTTCCCAAATTCTTTTTCCAATCTGTCAATTATCGGTTGCAAATGCGACGGCAAAGCCCTTGTAAACTCCAAACGGATAACATGGTAAATAATACGTAACGCCAAATTCCGGGGGTACGCAATAATCAGATTGCGGAACGCATTTTGCAAATACACATACATAAACACGTATGTTAGTGATTTTATCACGATAACCGCCGCATTTTCATCGCCGCAATTTTTCATAATGATAAAAATCGCCTCCACAATAAACAGATACAAAAGCAATTCGCACAATGCGTTTTTAAACTTTCGGAACGAAAAGTTTTTGCATCGAACAATTGCCACGCCGTCCGTCCTCATTCCCGCCCAAATATTGAACGCAAACATAACTACTAACGCATAAACAAATTCCTTTGTCGGGGTTACATACCCAAATAACGGGCTTACTGTGGAAATGGCAATAATACGCCATTGTTCCCAATTAAATATTCTTTCCATTATATTAATGTTGATTTTATTAAACTATAAATTTGATATGCAAAATTAGCATGTCCAACACAATTTGGGTGAACTATTGGAGCATCTCCACACGCTACATATAAATTATTATTAACTGAATTACTTGCTAAAAATGAAGTTTCGCTCACTTGCCTTGCTGCCATTGCCATTGGTCCGGGAGTTATAAAATATGTAGGTACATAATAAGCATTATCATGTTGAGAACATATTTCAATCAAATCTTTGTTCATAAAAGAGAACCTATTATGATGGTCTGCTGTTGTACCGTTATACATATTCATGCTATATAATGCCTTTTCATCGGAACAATATTCATTATAATATTGTGGGAAATATGTACCTGCAACATCCGGTAATGTAAGCAATACTTTAATATCGGGATATTCGCTTTTTATTATAGATAAAAGTTGATTATATTTCGATATATAATTATCTCTTACCGAACCATCTGTGCTATAACTTCCATTATATCCTAATAAAAATAAAACGTGCGTTGGCTCACATACATTATATTGCGTTGTATAGCTTGGTGCTAATTGACCTTTATTTTCGATTGTACATCTTTCAGTTGTTCCGTCACTCTTAACAATTAATGTTCTGTAATTTTCTACCCAATATTTTAAACTAAATGTATTACTTTCCGGGTTATATAATGGGTTTGTTTGTCCTGAGTAAAATGTAGGACTAAACATATTGTCAATACTATTTCCGCCTGCACCAATTGCAAATGCTTTTATATTGTTTTTTACAATTCCGTTAAAATTAATGTCAAATGATACACCATTATATGATGAACCTATTAAATTACCTAAACTTTCAAAGAAAAATCCGTTTTCTGAATTTTCTATTTTATCCATTTCAAATAATGCTTTTACCCATGCCCAATATTGTTTAGGTGAATTAGGGTATGGCTTACCATAATCTGTTAAAAATCCTTGTGTTACTGAATCACCTATACAAAGAAGCCTAACCGGATGGTTTTCTGTTGCTTTATTTCTTGTTGAAATAATTGGAATATCAATATTTATATCCTCAATATTATCACCTACTATTTTTGCAGATATTACACTTTGCAATTTATCATTTACAGAATTTGAAGAATAACTATTTATTGCATTTGTAGCATAATTAATTGGTGAATATATTGGAATATAATTTCTTCCTTTATCAACATGTATATTCTGATATTCTTTACCTAATTTTCTAAAAAAATGGTCTATATTAACTCTAACAGAATAATTTCTAAATGCCGGGTCTCCTTCAGTTATATCATTGCATACACAATATATTGTTGGAGGCAATAAATATGTTTCCAATTTTGTTTTTTGAAAATCATATATTGGGAGCATATTACCAAATGAATTATAAATAGATATTGCGTTTATTCCTTGTGTGTTAATATTTGCAATATACAACAAATCATCATCACTTTGCAATGAATATTTATAATTCTTTACTAACGTAGAACCTGCATAATATCCGTTAATAGACCCGTCTTTCTTTTTAATAGAAAATGTCGAATAATTAGAATCTCCACCATCAACTACACTTATAAACAAATCACCAATAGAATTAGAAATATCAAATACATAACACGAATAATCTGACACAAACACTAAATTACCATCTTTTGCAATTGCAGAGTGTTCATATTTCAAAACGTTTTTCTGCAATCCTTTCACAAAATTAGTATATTCACCACTTTTATTTTTTATTTCTTCTATATCTATACACTTAGGTGTAATTAAATAGCCATCACAATATATTTCTATTCCATTGATACCAATAGAGTTTAAATTAGAAATTCTTAGAATATTTGAATCTTGTGGAACTGTATATTGATAGTTTGCTACACTTACATTTATTCCATTTACAACTACATCATCTATTGTAAACAATGCCCATGATGAACCTCTCAAACCTTTAGCACTTAAATTTATCCTTTTACCTCTAATATTTGAAACATCAAAACTATATACAGAAAAATCTAATATTGATTTATCAATTGTCCCATCATTTTTTATTGCTCCCTGCTCTTTACTAACAATATTTAATGATATTTTTTTTGCATATTCAGTTTCATTTTTTAATGAATTTAGTAACGGCAATATGTATTCTCCATTTTCTTTTTTTATTGAAATACCTTGTATTCCTGCCGTATTTTTATTTGCAACATAAAGATATTTATCATCTTGGCTTAATTCAAGCTCATAGTTTTGTACTACATTGTTAAAATATCCAATTATTTCTCCATTTAATTTTTCAATAGAAAAAGAGCTATATCCGGAACTTGCAGGAGAATTTATTGTAATATATATTTTATTTTCTCCATAAACATCAAATTTGTATGTATTAAAATCTAAAACAGGTGTTAAATATCCATTTGAATCAATTGCAAATCCTGCAAATGACAATGTTGTTTCTGTTTTTTCAATAATTTGATTAATTTCATCTTTAACAATATCTATATCTGACATAGACGGAATGTTAGTATTCATCTTTTCCCATGTACCGTTTTTATTAGATATAATACAAACCTCATTTATTAATGATATACCATTGAAATTTGGATATACTCCATTATATGCAGCTATATAAAAAACATTTTGGTCGGGTGTACCCGGATTTGTTTCCGGTGTTGCTATTCCTGCAAATGTTGCCCCATCGCCTACCGTTGAAATTATCGTCAATAGTGCATTTTGCAATATTGCTCCGGTAATTTCTTGGTTTCCATTTGTTTTAATAACATCGGAAACCGCTTGTTTTAGTTGTACGTAATTTCCCATAATCTAATAATTTAATTGTTGTTAAAATCATTATTGAAATCTCCGTTAAAATCTCCTTTGTTTTTTATTATATAGCCACGCCCGATTTTTTTAACAACGGTTGCGCATTCAAATTCGCATTCAACTGATGCTAAATTGCCCTGCGTTTGCCATTTAGGAGTAATCAAAAACGTGTCGCAATCGTATTTCCTACCTTGACTATATACCGTAACAAAATCACTCATTCGGATTAATCGCATTACGTCGCAAAGGTATTCGGGGGCTAAAAAGATAAACCGAAACGTTTTTTCCGATATTTGTTTTTCCGGGAAAAAATACCCGTCCCGTTCTTCGCCCTCTTCCTCAAACTTGTATTCCGGCTTTCCCAACTCCGAACATACGTAAACCCGGTTTTTGAATTGTATGCCCTCATAAACGATTTGTCCGCCGTCAACTTCCATATTGGCGGCGTCACTCCATTCAACACACAAATAACCGTCCATTCCGCCGGAAATCCATGTAAACACATCGGAATAATACCATTGTACGCCATCATATATCTCAATCATATAACGCCCCTCTGGGAAATCTAAAGCCATCGGCAACAATCCGGAATAAACAATAACATCATACCCGTAATTTTGGAACCGGACAATTTGCAATCCGGTTTCCAACATCGGCGTTGTTATGTCTGCCAATATGCGGGTAAATTTATAATCGTACAACCGAACCGATACAATGTTATTTGAACGGGTCGGACGTATGATTTGAAACGGCAATAGTTTATTGATAGGCGTAAACAACGGGTAAACGTCGCCATACGCATACGATTTTTTATAATCTTGATATTGCGGACTTTCATAAAACGGCAATACAGACAAATTGTTATTCGGTGTCATACTTCAAAGTTGTTTTAATTGAACGACTGCACAAATTTACGCTTAATTTATCAACTTGACCGTTACCGATATAAGTTTTTATTAGCTGCATCGGGTTTGGGTCGTCATTTGCCGGAAAACTAAACGTTTGTTTCTTCTTTCTCTCAATACCGTATGCGTAAACCTCGGAACCGTTTATTGATACACGACGGGCGGGTAAATCATACATCCAATAAGGCATTTGCAGATTAATAAACGCCAAATATCCGTTTTGCAAAAAGTATTCAACCCCGTTGACGGTTTGACGTGTAAACGGTAATATCCATTGCGACCCGGACGTTGGCGGAACGGCGGCAAACAAGGCGAACCCGTCGGAACTTATGTTGCCGGGATTTAATAGCATCAAATCAATATCTGACGTGAAATTAGATACGTTTACGTCCTCAACCTTTCCGGGCGTTACATACTTGCTAATTACCTGTATCGACAAACCCTCAAATGCCGCCGTAACGTCGTCCATCCACTTAAATTGGTAACGTTCCGGCAAATCAACCTTATCAAACGAATATTCCGACGTATTGAACGCCCACGGTTTCCCGTTGCGCAAATTCAATTCCTTTGTTAAATCGTGGCTTAACACAACCCCGCCGGAATAGGAACCGCCATTGCGGAAATATTGGATATGTTCAATTTTAAATTTGCCGTCCTCAATAAACCAATAACATTTGAAACAATCCCGTAACATATTGGTAAATTGTTGTAAGGTCGTCGGGGCTTTTTGTGCGGGTTGCTGATATTCGCCGTTTATAATGTTCGTTTTCTGCGATACAAGCAACCGGAAATTCAACCCGGATATTGGATTGTTTCCCCCGTATAAAAATTGGCTATATTCCGCCGTGGCTTCATGCGTAATTCCGGGTGCAATTTGATTGAGCAAAACAGATATACAAGACGCAACCGGGAACGCATCCCGCAAAGTATATTCTTTTCGGGCTTTTTCCTCTAATATCCAATCCATCAAATAAAATCCAAACCATAACGACGCATAACGCCACGTTGACCGGGCGATTGGATAAAACGTTTGTCCGAAAATGGAATAGGGCGGCGCAAAATACTTTCCGTTGTCCGCTAATCCCCACTCGGTCGGGGTGTCTGAAAAGTTGTTTGAAATAAACGCCACGTCGATTGCGTAACCAATCGCACGCCTATAATTACGGTTATTATCAACTATATCATCGGCGGGCAATGGATATGTATTAAGGTCGTCGATTTTCTCCACGTCGCACAAATACCGGGCATATATATTATAACTTTTCATATCGGCGTGCATTGTTCCGGTTGCCCCGGAACCCTCAACGGCGGTTAAATCAAATTCCAACGTATCAAACGGTTCCTGCGTTACCTTTTGATAACGAAACATTACCGTATCGTCGGATTGTTTCCGTATTTCAACTACAGCAATACCAAACGGCAACCCCCAGTTTATTCGTTGTTGTGAAATATAGATATAATAATTAACATTCAATTCCGAGTATAATTTCCCCTCGAATACGTCCGCACTTGCACCCGTCGCCATTCGTCCGGTATAAAGCCCGGATATTACCGCCGGGGAACCGTTGGACGTAATTTGTATTTCTTTCAATATATTGCACAAAGCAAAATGATAGGTTTGTACTAATGCGTTTTGGTCGGTCGTGGCGTTTGCGTCTTGTTCCCAATTCGTACCGCCCAAAAAACAAGAAACAACACTATCCCCCGGAACGTATATTTGAATTAATGGACGCTTGTTTATCGTTATCCGTTGGATTGTCGGGGCTAACGTTATTAAATTGTATTCCTTTTCCAATCCCGCCAACACGTCGTTATAATCGTCGATTGCGTCCGGTTGTACAACAACCTTTTTATCGTAATCCGTAAACGTACAATCGGTTTTCATAAACTTGCCTTGAAAGTATTGGAACCATGTACGCCCGCCGTCGTCGCTCTTTTCAATGCAATACAAAAATTCATTGTCGAACGATTGACGGTTTATATAGTCGTAATCATCCCGGACAAAGGTAATTTTGCCGGATAATTTGGCACGATAAAACCGTTGGTTGGTTTCTAATTCGTACTCCTTTGCCAAATCGTCCTTATAAATCGGATGCACGGTTTGACCTTGTAAGACGTTCGGGGCGTCCAACGTTCCCAATCTCAACCATGCCGTCCCGTTGGCGTATTGCGCTTTGCTTACATTAAACCGGATATATGCGGCATTGCTTGGTATGTCAAATTCCGTATTTGTGGCGGTCGGGTCGCTTCCCCAACCGCCGATAATCTTTTTATTGCTATCGTAAAATGCGCCCCCGGCTTGCGGGGTGTAATTCTGAAACAATTTGCGGGGGTACACATTCCCAACCGGGACAAAAGTACGGGTATAATAGAAATTTGTATTATTCCCGTTTATGTTCCCGGTTGTGTTACTTATCGCCCCGTTCGCTAAAAACGCATTTACAAATGAATGTCTATAAATCGGGTTCATATCAATTTTTAATTTTACGTGTCAAATTCTTGTAAACCTCAATAACATTGCCGTTGCCATCGACGTAACGACGGCGGCGGTTTTGTTCCTTAATCTCCCTTACATCGTCTTTTAAATCCCGCAAATCCGGTGCGTTATTTTGTTGAACCGTTACATTAATGCCGTCGGTATTGTAGGCATTAAGGTACTTTTGGGGGAATGTTCCCCGGTTCAAACTATTTATTACGTCCGGGATTAAACGACGGAAACGGCGGGAATTACGTTTATTGATAACGGCGAAAAATTCCCCGCCCTCGGCACGCCTCCGGGTTCCATCCGGTTTGGTTCCTAAATCAATATCATTTCCGCTTTGGTGCGAACCGCCCTCCAAAAGTTCAACGGTACCGTCGCCGTATGTTTCCGTTCCTCCGGTTCCTCCGGTTCCTCCGGTCTGTTTTGCCAATTGCGCCGCCTTGATTTTAGACGCTGCAAAACTCGCCCACATTACGGCAATTGCAGGTATTGCAAACGGGAAACCTAATTGCGACCATATC